TGTCTTGAAACGATTGGTACTAATTTTCTGTTACCAGCATTGGGACCATCTTCTGCTAGCTCTTCTGGAGATTTGGCTTTAAATATACTGAAAGAAGTACAGAGCCAAATTAATCTATCAGAACCACTGACAGCATCAGTGCTTTCTTTAGTTATGCCGTCACGATTTAATTGCACGAAGGATAGACAAGGTATGTCTAGTTTAACACATAAATTATGTAATGATGTAATCTGGAATCCAAGAGCCTGATATTCTTGTATATTGTTTGTAATAGATGAAGAAGACATGAGTTTTAAATAGTCATAGATGATTAAGCATTCATTTGTTTTTCCTGATTCGTCTGTTTTAACCTCTTGAACTATCCAGCGTCTAATTATATTCAATATTTGTTCGAATGGTTTTCCTGCGACACTAACATAGCTATAAGGTATAGATTCTAATTTGGCTACAGCTTCTCTTACTTTTTTCTCCTTCTCTTTATCGTCAACAAACTTCCCTGTTGATACTTCGTTTATTGGAGTACCACTGATGTTGGCTATAAGCCTATTTAAATGATCCTCTTTGGACATTTCCGTATCTAATACTAGCACGGGAATTCCTAAAGATGACACGTTAAGTGCAACATTGTCTGCAAATACTGATTTGCCGACCTTTGGTCTTGCTGAAACTAGATCAACGCATTTTCTTCTTAATCCACCGCCAATAGCTTCGTCATATTTTGAAAACCCAGTTGGTATTCCAATGATGTCACATTTATTCTCTGATAGAAAATCAACATAATTACCTACGCCGTCGCCTATTTTTTCTGGATTTTCTCCACAATCATCTTCTCTTAGAAAATCTGTGATAGGCTTTTCCAGAATTCCTATAATATCATCTATACTTTCTGATCCATTGATATCATCAATTTCATGATGAATTTTTAGTGTTAGTTTTTTGATCTTTCTAGCAAATTCAAACTTCTTAAGCTGAACGGCAAAGCCGAGAATATTTTTTTCACTTACTGGAAAATCATACAAAGACTTAAGATAATTGATTTCTTGATTGGTGCTAATTTGTTCAATGTATTTTAGCTTTTCAGCAGCCGAAAGAATTGTAGATATATCTGGATGCTGATCGTTATTAATAACATATTCAATGCACTTAAAAAGTATAGCATTGTTTGTGTTTACAAAACTTTCGCTTGAAATGATATCAGCAATAGATACATATCCGTCTATTCCGTACTGAAGTAAGCCGGATAGAACCGCTCTCTCCGCACCAACGTCCATTAGCTTTTCATTCATTATCTATTACCTGTACAGCTATCACATCTGTAATATTCACCGTAAATTAAGGCTGCGTTTACCTTTCTCTCTTTTCCGCATATATGACACCTAACACTTTTCTTTTGTGGCGGCTTCCTATTTCTTGGTGTTTTATTTATTTCTGGAGTTTCTATTTCACGACTTTCTCCAGTATCCACCCAAGTATTATTACCAGCTTTTACAGCCTGTCTGCTTCTTGTGTTTGAAGAAGATTTATTCATTACAAAATCTTGCTTGTCTTCAGAGTCATCGCCTTCCAGCATTTCTTTTATGTGAGGAGGCATTGTTGTCCAAGTAGAAATACTATCAGACAAAATAGTTAGTAATTCTTCTCTTTCTTTGATTGTTAAGCTCTCTACTAATGATTTTAAGTCCATAGTATTTTCTCCATCAATCTGGTGTAAAGGTTGTTGTAGGTATTTTTTCTGGAGGTATTGTGTTGCAACAGGTGTGCAAATTACACACGGGCGGCAAAGTTGTTGTCCACAGATGTTGATTGTCTACTAGTGCGTCGTATAATTCCTTCATCTCTAACGGTGACATCTTTTTTAATAAGTCTAACGGATCGTTCATAATCTTTTCCCCTTTTCCATCAAAATGTCTGCTTTCCTTTTTAGTTCATAAACCTTGTCATTCATAGCTTCTATGCGTGAATGAGCTATTTGTCTATAGTTATCGATTGATTTAGCATATTCGTTGTCTACTATTATTAGCTGAATCTTGGCGTCATGTTTTGTGTACTGACTAAATCTATCGTTATTTCTAGCAACCAGTTTTTCAAGATGGTCTACACAAAGATTGTATACAACCTTTTGTCTAGTTAATTGATCGCTTATATATGCGGCATAGCTATAAAGTAAATCGGCGTTGTTAAAGCAATCATCTTTGTTTAAAGATTTTAATTCATCCAAGGACATATCGGATGCGGTCAAAAACTCTGGCTTAAAATTGGCAAATTTAATATTTGTCTCATTGATAAAATCATCTAACTTTTGTACAAAGTCTTCTATGTTTTCTTTAGCTGTTTTCAATTTGTTCTCTCCATTGCTCATCAGTGTCGGAATATTTCAACTCAATCAGGTCAATTTTGTTCATCCTGCACCACTCTATTTTATCTTCATCCTTCGCTTTTGCCAATGCAAAATCTGCCATGTTCTTGTGAAAGAAAGGGGTGAATTCATAATGTTGTTGACCATGAACTTCTATTGCAAGCATTATTTGAGGAATATAAAAATCTAAGTATAAAACACCTTTTCTGTGTCTAGGTGTGCTTCCCGGCAGTTTTACTTCCTCAAGTATTCTATAGCTGTGGAAAATAGTCTTTAGAAGTTTTCTTGCACGAAAATGATATTTTGATCTTTTTCTTGTGTCATTTGCGTCTACAGAATAATTTCTTAAATCCCACACGTACTCTCTTCCATTTAATCCTATCACTCTCATTCGTTAACCAATCTTTTTAATTTTTTTTCGGCAGATCTTATTGTTTTCTTTACTGATTCTGGAATGTCGTAATCTTTTTTGTAATGATATAAAGCGTCTAATATTCTCCAAGCTTCAGTTTTAGTTATATCGCACTGTGACATTAAAACAATTCCTTGATCTTAGCATAGATGAAAGATGAGATGTCGGGGTTTTGATTTAAAAATTCAAGGGTATTATTTGCGCCTTGAAATTTAAAGAATTTTTCAACATCTTCAGGTGTATTTGGTACATTATTTTTTGTCAAAATATTCTGTATCACTGGATCTTGAATACTGTCTACTGCACATTGAATTGTATACCAAGCTCCAGCGGTTTTGATCAATCTGAACTCACAGGCAATTTGAACTACTTCTTGAGTTTCATCTATTCCAATTCCATATCTAATCCAGCTTTCAGCTGTGCTGTTAGGAGTGCCGCCAGCGCATGAAGTTTTAATTGACCAGTTTGCAATTTGACCAACATGAGGACCAGTATCCTTTGGTACTTGCCATCTTCCGCGATGCGTGATAACCATATTTGTTCCGGCTTGGTACTGTAACATATTTCCACAGTCAGCCATTTTTGACGGTGCGTATGGTGATCCACCTGTGTTGGCAATATTATGAGTGATGCATGTCAAGATAATCTTATTCTTCATAAGCGTTCCGCTAATTCTTTTAAAGAACATTGATAGAAGTCTTGGCAGTGCGTTGCGAACACCGGTTCTTACCTCTCCCTCTAGTTCACACGAAGGAACCATATTAGATAAAGAGTCGGCTATTATCAAACACCCCGGATCATTGTTTATGTAGTATTCAATAATATTAAGAAAGTCTTCTGCTGAAAGAATTTTATCGTCAGTCGATTCTATTATTAAAATATTGTCGGATTGTAAACCTTTGATTCCGTCAAAGTTTTGGCGAGATAATCTACCTTCCGTGTTAACGTAGATTACTCGCTTGCCCAAAGCTTGACATTTAGAAGCAAAATGAAGGGCGGTAGTTGTCTTTCCAGACTTAGGATCTCCGGTCATTACAACTACACTTCCCTCCCGTAAACCGCCACCCAAGGCAATGTCTAGGGCTGGCGAGACTCCTATAACTTGTAGGCTATTGATAGCCTCAAGAACTTCTGTCCCGCTCCTAACTACATCTCCGTATTTACTAACTATTGAACTGCTTACAGCATCACTGTCAAACTTACTAGATGTTTTCTTTTTTAGTTTGCTCATATGTTCCTCAGTTTGTTTATCATACTTTTATTTTTATTAGCTGGAATTTTTCTTCTTACTAATTCTTGTTTCTTTTCCTCAATGATTGGTATATCTTTCTTAGATTCTTTAGAGAGCTTTTCCGACTGCTTCACTTCTTTATTGTACTGCTCTATCGCTTTTAAAGCAACCTGATTATACTTCCATCCTCTTGGCCCATAGGCTTTCAGTCCTATGTGATATATCTTCTCAAAGTACTTAGACTTGATAGCTTCAATAATGATTTTTTCTTCAAATTTTTTCTTCAAGGAATTCAAAGCTTTCATATTTCTCATGAAGAAATCGTGATATTTGTCACCAGCGGTCCAAAACTTATAGGATGGCTTATCCATCTTAAAGGCGTCGGTCCATCTAATAACTAAATATTCTGCAACGTATGCTTCAAAAGTGCAATGCTCACCAGTATGAATATGCTTATACTTATATTCTTCTGACCATTGTTTCTGGTATTCTTTGTTAAATAATTTAGGTTTTGATCTCTTTGTCATTTTTTATGATAGCCTCTTCAAAACAATTTTCAATTTCGTCTTCGAATTCACTCTCTGGAATAAGCGCCGGTATAGACCACATAGTTTTTTCAACTTTATTGCCACGTATTATTCCAGTTGTGTAAGTATCAACCGATTCTCCCCCCATCATTCCTTTTACCGATCTTATCAAATAAAGACCATCGGCATCCGTAGAATCTTTTGACACCAAATGAGATTTATACTGAAGACCTAAGCTATTTATTCTAATGTTCTTATTTGAATACTTTTTCTTAAACTCAAGCCAATCTTCAAAATCTTCTAAATAAATTTGAGTTTCTTCAATGT